GCCAGAAACGGGTTGACTTGTGAATGTTTTATGTCCACCGCCGCCGCCTCCGCCGCCGCCTCCATTAAAAGAGTTGTTCATAGCACCGCCGCCTCCACCTCCAGAGACAATAAAAACATCAACTGAAGTTGTTCTTGCAGCTGTAGTATGTGTTCCTGGTGACGTGAAAGTAGCTGTTACTTCGTCTTGTTCGGATTGTGCGGGCGTTAGATCAGGTATGTTGTCTGGTCCTATTACGCCTCCGTTACTAACTGACATAATAATCTCCTTATTCTATACCGTTTAACTTAATTCCTTGTAGTTTATTGTGATAGTTGCGTCTGAGTTTGCTCCTGCTCCAGCTTCTATATTATCGCCTTCTTCTAGAAACAAATTAGTATTTTTATCTACGATCACTAAAGTTGCATCTGCAGGACAAGATATAGTGCTTGCAATTGCAATTGGTGATCCACCTGATTTAGTTATGAAGACAGATATATCTACAGCTGATGAACCATCTATATTTGCTACAATGATATTGTCTATTTGAAAAACTTTTCCTGAAGAACTTGCATTAGCAAGAATTTCAGTTGTTAAAGTTGTATCTAATGCTGCTTGAACAGACTTTGCTGTTATCGTTGCTACATTTGCTAAATTTGGTGCGGCCATATTTTATATTCTCCTTGTTTGTTTTTTATCCGAAAAGGAAAGCCATTGCAACAGCTTTTCCTACAGTTGATATTTGATTTCCACCCACTTGAGCTTGTCCAGAGCCATTAGGGGCTATATTAATGTTACCGTTACTACCATCTGTTATTGTTATTGTACCAGAATTAGTCCCAGAATTAGTGTCTAAAATAAGGTCATGAGCACCACTAGATGTGATAGTTGCATTTGCTGCTCCTGTTCCTACCTTAGTTTCACCAGTTCCTTTTGGAATTAAAGCGATATCAATATTAGAATCTCCACCAGTCGCAGATATGCTAGGTGCATTACCAGTTGCTGCGTTTGTAACATCAAACTGGTTTACTGCAGATGAAGTTGTTTGAAATATAATTTGTTCATTTCCGTTTTCATCGTTGATTCCATGTGCGTCATCAAACGCTATATTAAAACTATTAGTGTCTAAATCACCACCAAGTTGAGGTGATGTATCTTCAGATATTTCTGTTAAACCTAAAGCTATTTCTTTTATGTCAGGATTCGTTCCATCATTAGCCGTAGCAAAAACAACTTTATCTCCTTTATCTGTTGCTGAAAAAGTTACAGTTGATCCTGATCCACTAACATATTTAAACTGTACTGTGTTAGATCCAGATGTAGAATTTCTTAATATATAAAATGTTTGAACATCTAAAGGTATAGTTACAATTTGATTTCCTGTAATTGTACCAGTAAACTCTATCATTCTGTGAGATAAAACTGCACCAGTTGATCCATCAGAGACTGATAGTGCTGTAGTTTGAGCTCCACCAGCTATTGACTGTTGTGTAAAACCACCAGCAATTTGTTCAATAATTTCTAAATTAGTATTAGTTTTTGTTCCCCATGTACCAGCGTTTTCACCAGTTGCTTGAAGTTCTATACCTAGAGGTGTAAATGTTGATGCCATAAATTTTATCTCCTATGCAGCGTCACTATAACTTGTATTTGATCCAGTTGCAACACTTGTATAAGATGAATTTGATCCTGTGTCAACTGCTTGATATGCTTGAATTCCAAACCCAGTTGCTGTTCCAAAAGCTGCAACAGAGGCTGTTGCAGAGACCCCTGTTAATCCCATAACATCTACAGGTGATATAGAACCTACAGAAGAAGTCGAAGAAACTCCAGTTAATCCTATAACATCCGCAGGTGTCAAAGAACCAATAGAAACTGTTGAAGATACGCCCGTTGGTATAACGGTTGGGTTTGATGTTGTAAGTGGTTCGCCAACACTTGTTGTTGCAGAAACACCTGTTAATCCCATAACATCAGCAGGAGCTAAAGATCCAACATTTGACGTTGCAGAAACTCCAGTGAGTCCCATTACATCAGCAGGTGCTAATGATCCAACAGCTGTTGTTCCAACTCCTGCACTAGAAATTTCTAATGGCACATCACCAACTATTTCAGGTGAACCTACACTTGTTGTCGCTGAAACTCCAGTGAGTCCTAAAATATCTCCAACTACTAATGATCCAACATTTGATGTTGCTGATTGACCATCAAGTAGTATAGTGCCTTGAATACCCCATGAATTATCATTCCAAGCTTGTCTACCCCAACCTGAATTTATTTCTGCTGAAACAGTTACAGAACCAACTGCTGTTGTTCCAACACCAGCACTAGAAACAGATACATCTGTACTAGACTCTCCCCAGTTTTCATCACCCCAGGCGTCAGATCCCCATCCTTTTTCATTAAATGCATCTACAGTTCCTGTAGAAGATGTTGCAGAAACACCTGTTAGAGAAACAATATTTATACCTGATTGCCAAGCATTAGCTCCCCATGTATTTTCTCCCCAATTACTATTTCCTATATATGCAGAACCACCCATAGCAGAGTGGATTGAACAATAGTAAAAAAGAATTGATGGTGCATCTGATGCAACTACTATTTCAGTGTAGGCACCAGAGTTTCCTGGTGTGCCGTTAGTAGTTACTCCTGTAGTATATTCTGAACCTCCACCATGAGTGCCGTTTTCTGTTTGAGAAAGTCTTAATGGATGTCCCTCGTTTGAACTATCAGATTGATCAAACCTATAAGTTCCGCCTCTTGAAAGTAAAACTGAATCTTGTTGAACGCCATCTATGACGTATTTATTACCACTATCCGTGCTTACGACGGTTACTGTAAATGTCGTAATGGACATAAGGAGGTCCTCCTTATGCTATTCTTATGATCGCGTTCGTTGCGTCTGCTGTTGGGAATTGAATTGTAAAAGTTCCGCTAGTTACAGTTTTATCAGAACCAAATGCAATAACTGCGCACGCTGGATCACCTGATGCTGAATCATTATAGATTAAAGCACCGTTTGCCGTAAAAGAAGCGTCTGTGTAACTAACATCAGCAAAATCACAAACTGCAGTTGTGCTTGAAGCAACAGGAGTTACGCTTGTAAGTGTAGCGCCTCCAGATGTGTAAGCTGTTCCTGAAGAATTTGTAATTTCGTTTGAACTTGAAAAAGCTGTTGTGCTCGCTCCTAATGTAGCTGAACTTGTGTATAATGCTATTTTAAAAGTGTTTCCAGTTGTAGCTGTAAAATCATGAACTCCTTTTAAAAGCTCTACTTTAAAACTTGTACATACTGCAGATGTTATCGCCATAATTTAATCTCCTACGGGTTTGCCGAATTTATCGGTATTCTAACCGCACCGTCAGTATAGTCGTCTCTTCGTCTTCTACCAACCTGCTCGTTAGCAAACTTTTGTACTTCTTGTTTATATTTATTTTCATATAAAGTCAACATATCTATGGGCCCTTTTAGAAAACTATATGCTTCTGATAAACAGCAATACAACAGCCCATTTGGAAAGTTAAGACTAACATAATTAGTGTCATTATTCTCTAATAATGCAGGAGCCACGTTAAAATGCACCCTAAATTTATAAGTTGTATCAGGAACAGGAGCAAACATCATTCTACCAGATGTGGTATCAGATTCTCCTGTAGCACCACCAAACATAGCATAATATTTTGGTTGACCTCTTTTTGCTGATTCTGTTGATGATATATATTCTTGTAGATAAGTGACGTCTTTTTTTTCTAACCAAACATTAGCACCCGTTGTAGCTGATGTTGAATCATATACTTGGACACCTCTTATAAAAACAGCTCCTGCTGGAGAGTTAATTGTCTCTTGCCCTGCAACTAAATTACCTGTTTGTTGTTTTCTATCTGCATCGATAGGTATATCTCTAAATATTCTATATTGTGCATTTAAAATTATATTTTCTAAAACAGAATCAGATAAAACATTAGAATCTGTTTCTGTATAACTTCTTATTTGTGTTTTTAATCCTGATGCACTTAATCCTGCCATTACACAGCTCCTGCTAGTTCTCTACAAATAGAACAACTTTTTTTATATCTATTATGTGTTCCACATTTCCATTTTGGTTCTTCGTGCACAAGTATTTCTGGCTCTGGAACTTTAGTATAATACTCTATGTGTTCATCCTCTGGACACGCACATTGTTTTATTCCTAATAATTTACAAATAAAATTTTTTATTTTTTTAATCATGCTGTTACTGTTACTGGTCCTGCAGATGCAAAACCGCCTCCTCCTGTTTCAGTTATACTAGATGTTGTGCTTGTTGCAAAGGTATAATTATCTGTGTCTACTTTAGTAATTGTATACCCCGCAGCTAAATTTATAGTTGCAGCTGCAACACCTCCAACAACACTCGCGTCTCTAAAACAAACAGTATCTCCAGTTGATCTACCGTGATCAGGCTCATTTACAGATATAGTTGTTGATCCATTCGTTGTTGTAAATGGATTTAATGGTAATAATTTAGGAACAGCTGTTTCTATTCTATCTGGTCTTACATTACGTAAAGATATAGAATCACCATTCATTGGTTTTGGTTCCAGTTGTGGTTGTTTTGGTTCAAACTCTGATACATGCACAAACGATCCATTCCATTCTCTAACCATTTCTTTGTATGGAAACTCCATACCAGATCTATCTGATATTGCTTTTGCGTATTTACCTGTTGCGTACTTTGCCATTATTTTTTACCTTTTTTCTTTTTACCACCAGGTCCTAAAGGTTTATCTATTAAACCACCTTTTTTCTTTTCATTTTTTCTTCTCTCCAATTCATCTAAAGCTATTTCTCTAATTGCTTCATCTGAATTATTTATTATAGACTCTAAATTTTTTGTGGTGTATTGACCTATGTTTTTTTTAAACTCTCCTGGTTTCATTTCACCATAATCACCTACTTTAAGTTTTGTTGTCATTATGATCCTGGGTAATAAGCTTTTGGTGTAATATACGTGCTAGATGCAGATCCATCTTCTGCCAGTGCTCTAGCAAATTCATCTTCATAGTACAACTTCATAGGTTGAACCATTTGTGGTTGATACTTTTGTGCTAAATAAAAAGCTAAACCAGATATCATGCAAGGTACAAATCTAAATGGCACATCTGTTGCATTAGTATAATCACCGATATCTTGAATTCTTTTTATAAAATAAAAATGCATGTCTTTAGATGCATTTGTAGAATCTGGTGTAGGATAAATATGTATTCTTACTTTATCAATAAATCTTTCTACCCAATACTGATTAGGTGTTCCTTTAGATAGCTTGTTAGAAAAACCTGCGTAAGTTGATCTATCAACTTTTGTCATTGGTGAATCTGATTGTGTGGTCTGTGTTCTATTAGACCTTAATTGTGCTTCAAGAACATCGGATATACCAAACACACTAGCAGGTGCAGTGGTGGTTGCAGAGGTTCCATCATCACTAGATCTAAAAAAGTCATAGTCTGATTGTCCTTCAATTAAATCTAAATTAGTATCTCCTATTTCCCAATAGTGAATACCTCTATTGCCCCACTCTTGAAACAATATATTTAAAGATCTTCTTGCAGATTTTAATTGATAACCTGCAACGTTTTGTAATCCAATACGTTCAAAAGCCTCTTCTACTATTTCATCAATAGAAAAAGTTTTATCAAAGGCAGTTGTACCCGAAGTAGTGTTAGCCATTTAAACTCCTAGCCAGTATAGCCAATAGTAACAGACGTAACATTAGTCATGGTAGCATGAACACCGTTTTCAAATCTTATACCGTTTCCTGGAACATAGATATCTAAACCTTCTGTACCAAAATCAGCTTCAAAAACTTTTGCTCCTGTGCTACCAGATGAAATGTCTCTTAATACTAATACCTTGAATGTAAGTTACTCTACAAGGTCCTAAATTAATTGAACCTCCAGAAATAGTTTTTACCTGACCTGTGCTTGCTATATTTGTAAACTTCTGATCTGAACTCATATTTGTTTCTCCTTAAAATTTAAGCATGGGGCCGAAGCCCCACACTAAATTAATTATTACGATGCAAATGCAAATGCACCTGTAGTAGCGTCAGCTGCACCACCCATTTTTGAAGCAATGTGGTATGTGCCATCTTCGTAACAAATAAAAGCAATCATGCTTCCAGTTGTAAAAAGATTTGTTGCTGCGTTAGCTGGTGTGAAAGTTAATAAAGTTTCACCCGCTGCTGAAGTATCAAAAGTTACTTCAGATGAACCTCTTGATTCAATTACAGATCCTGTTGCATAAACATCTGATCCTGCACAGTCAAAACTTAAAGTTGCTGTTCCACCAGTTGTGTCTTTTGCTTGAGCGTAAACTACAATTGTTCCTGCTGTTGCTGCAGGTAATGTGCAAGCAGCTGCCGCTGCTCCTGTGTAGTTAACAACAGAAATTGTATCTGCCGCTAAAGTTAGTGTAGATGCTGTTGCTACATCTGATATTGATAAACCAGTTAAGTCAGGCATACCTGAACTCATTCTAGTAGTAATAGCTCCTGTTGTAGTATTTTTAGTTGCTACTTGGAAACCTTTTTCCGACCTTACCGGGCCGTTAAACGTTGTACTTGCCATAATTATATCCTCCTAGTTTTCCGAACATAGTCTCTAGGCCGTCGACTATACGCGTCTATGTTCTAATTAATTGTATAGTGATTAATGTATATAGTAGTTTTAGGTAGAGCGCAAGAGGGCCTGTAATGTGGATTGGATTTTTCCAACGATGTAGCTTTTTGTTTAAGTTGCTACAGAAACTTGTGGTTGAGAAGCCTCTATCTTATTTTGCAAATGCTCTTTTTGTGCCTCTGCAATTTTTATATGGCTAATCACATCTCTGACTTTTCTGTCAATCTTAACCATATTGAGAGTATACCTACCCTCTTTAAGATGCTCCTGTTCCCATTCGAGATCCAGACCCCTTTTCTTCGTGTAAAGGTCGTTTAGATGTTGCATCATGTTCTCCATCAATAACCTCCTCATAGGTTATTCTATTTATCTTGGGATCATTCATTTCTCCAAGATACTCCCATTCTATATCATTTTTTCCCAATCTGTCAAGGATAGCATTTTCTAAGGATTGAGGACTATCCTCAGACATCACTTCAAATCTTGAGTGATATTTGTAAGCGTAGATATTTACTAGGAATTTTTTCATTGTCTCACCAATTAGTTTTTAAATGGGGCGGTTTTAAGACCGCCCCAAAAATTAAGTGTTATTACGCACCTTCTACACCGAAGATACCTCTAGGGTCAGATACGCCGAAGCTGTATCTTTCTCTAGCTTTATATCTTACGTTGCCAGTGTCGAAATCACCT